TGAAAACTGATATCATCATGGAATCAGATTGGTTTCAAGAACAAGTAGAGATTGCAGTTAAACTTTATCTATTGGAAAAGGAAGCAATGAGTAACAACAATGAAAGATGAATTAAAACATGCGCTCCTATCCCATGCACGTGGGGATATGGAGAAACATCTAGCTAACGTTAAGATCTACCTATCTAATCCTGTTGGAATAGGTGAGCATAGTGACGTTATGAAAGCTATTGAAGATGAGTTAGCAAAAGTTGCTTACTATCGTGACATTGTAAACGTACTCAAGGACATGCTATGAAGAAATACTTTCCTAACAAATGGGCTGCTTACAAAAAAATACCTGTTGAACGGTTTACGCAAGTTCCATTCGGTAAATTTATGGCTTACCGAGTAGGAGGTTATGAGATACCTGAAGATGTATCATGTATTATACGTCAAGAGGATGTACTCACAGGCAAGATCAAGGAGTATGTATATAAGACAGACTTAGGTGCTAAGAAACGTATCAATAAAATTATGGATGAGTTCTTAGAACCTACTAACATCACGATATGTGATGCACATAGAATACATTACTTACCAGCAAACACAGCAAACACGGAGGAACCATTCGATGACATGCAAGACTATGAAGATGAGTGGGAAGATCCCATCGTCTGATATCTACACGTACGAGAAACAAGCATTAGATTCTCTACCTACAGATCACCCACACTACGAAGAAATAAAAGACTTATTAATTAACCAAATTAATGATGACTTAAGAACACATGCCAACACCAGCACAGATTGATGAGCAAATTGAATTAGAACGAGACCAAATAGCTCAGGGACTCAAACGATTACACAAAAACACTAGACAACTAGAAGAAAAGAGTTATGGTTCAGCTACTGTTTATGGCATTACTTCTATCGATAGTCTATTACCATTGGTAGTAGATAAAATAAAGGACACTACTAATAGATTACATAAAGGACAAGCAGGTAAATCATTTAAAGAGATACATCAATACCTAGCTGACCTTGAACCATTAGCTGCTGCTGCTATAGCATGTAAGCTAACCTTTGATAAAGTATTTAGTATTAAAGAAAATAGTAATCAATTAATCACAGTCAGTGAATCGATTGGTCAAGCTATAGAGAATGAATGTCAAATGAGACATTATGAATCTAAGGCACCTGCATTATTACATACATTAAAAGAAAACTACTGGCATAAATCATGCGGTACACATCAAAAAGTAGTAGTCATACAAACACTCATGAACAGGTACGGAATACCAAACTGGACATCATGGGGTAGAGCTAGTAGAATTAAACTTGGTACTTGGTTATTAGATTGTATCATGAGTACAAGTGGTTGGTTCTATAAAGATATGCGGCAACAAGGACGTAAACGGGTTAATTATATAGTACCAACACCTGAATTCATAGCTATCAAAGATCAAGTTATGAAAGATAGTGAACTATTTGCTCCATTAGCATGGCCTATGCTTATTGAACCTAACGATTGGGGTGAAAAGCCAGGTGGCTACTTACTTAATGAGGTCATGAAAGGTCATCAAATGGTTAGGCGTGGTAACAACGGGTGTATACAGGGAGATAAACCTATAGCTTTCTTGAATAAGATTCAAAAAGTAGGTTATAGACTCAATGATTTCGTTGTAAACGTAGCTGAACAGCTCGATGAAAGGGGGATAAGTGTAGGAAAGTTTATCCCAGTAGTTGAGTTACCTCTCCCTCCTAAACCTGTAGATATAGCAGATAACAAGGACGCTCGTAAGGCGTACCGTAGAGCTGCTGCTGAGGTCATGAACACTAATGCTGGTGCATTCAGACGTTCATGTAGAACTAGAATGACAATGGAGGCAATTAGAAGGTTTAAAGGTAAAGAGTTCTTTATTCCGTGGTCTTTTGATTACAGAGGAAGAGCATACCCTATACCTGCATTTCTAACTCCACAAGACACTGACTTTGGTAAATCACTCTTAAACTTCTCTAATGAAGCTCTTATGGGTGAAGATGCTGAGAAATGGCTAGCATTTCAAGTAGCTACAACTTATGGTTTAGATAAAGAGACTTGGGATGATAGACAAGCTTGGGTCTTAGAGAATAGTTGGCTTATAAATAGAGTAGCTAGATTCCCAATGGATATACATAATTGGGAAGAGGCAGATGAGCCGTGGCAGTTTTTAGCGGCGTGTGAGGAGTACTATGCGGTAGTAACTAAACGGTTAAGACAACACACACGACTACCAGTTGCCACGGACGCTACATGTAGTGGTCTCCAGATTCTCGCAGCTTTAGCGAAGGACCGCACGACAGCACAACTCGTCAATGTGTTACCGTCTGATAGACCACAGGACGCATATAAGGTAGTAGCTGATACGGCTAAACCTCATATACCTAAATATTTGCATAAGATATGGGATAGATCTCGAGTTAAGAGAACCGTGATGACAATACCCTATAATGCAAAACCCTTCTCGAATCGTTCCTACATCAGGGACGCATTGAAAGAAGGTGGTATAGATATAGATAAAGATGACTTAACACTCACAGTCAAAGCTGTTAGGGATGCTATGCACAAAATAGTTCCTGGCCCTATGGCTGTTATGTCATGGATAGAAAAGGAAGTATCTAAACAATTTCAAGATAACCCTAACTTAATTTTAACATGGACTACACCTTCTGGATTTGTTGTTAATCAACGAATTCAAAAAAAGAAAGTTGAGACATTAAATCTACAATTATTAGGTCGTTGTGAAATACGAGTAGCGACAGATGACATTAATGCTGCTGATAAGTTAAGACACAAGGCTGCTACTGCACCGAATCTTATCCATTCACTCGATGCAACACTGTTACATTTCAGTGCGTTAAGATTCTGTGGACCAATAGCACTAATCCATGATAGTGTATTATGTAGAGCAACCGACATGACTGCTCTATCTAGTATAGTAAGAGAAACCTATATGGAAATCTTTACTAAACAAAATGTCCTAGAAGACTTTGCTTCAGCTATTGGAGCAACAACCAAACCACCGATCATAGGAGACTTAGAACCCTCCGATGTGATTGATTCCACTTATTTTTTCTGTTAAATGTATTCATTATTTGATACTTTTTTCGCACCTCCTACAATAGTAGTGGTCTCTGAAGAGAGATTACAAGCTGCTGAAAGAGAAGCGAAGTTAAAGCGATTGAAAGCTGTTGATGATAAACTCATTGAATTAAGAGAGTATCGTCAAACACTAGCTAAAGAGTTAGCACCTGCAGAGGAGGCTACCGACAATGGCTAGAACTATACATACAACTGCTAAACCTGTAACACTAGAAGGATTTCAAGCTGTACTAGCACCTAGTAAGTTTGGATATTCCTTATCGGCTATAGTTGATAATGATATTATCGACACGCTAGAAACTGAGAGGTCTGATGTCCTTAAATGGGCTGAGTCCAAACTCAAGAACCCTAAAAGATCCACGTTAAAACCCGAGCCATGGGAAGAGGTCTCAGAGGGTAAATATAAATTAAAGTTCTCATGGAGTGAGGACAAGCGACCACCTGTAGTAGACACAGAAGGGGCACCAGTAACCGATGCAAAAACACCATTATACGCAGGGTCTACAGTTAAACTGGGTTTCTATCAGAAGCCTTATATCCTTAGAGATGGAGTTACCTATGGTAGTTCTCTTAAGCTTGTTGGTGTACAAGTTGTCTCAGTAAAAGGAGAAGCTGGCGTAGATACTGGAGATCTAGATGCTAACGAAGTAGCTGAGTTGTTCGGTACTACATCAGGATTCAAAACAAATGATCCTAATGTAACACCTACTGCAGCTACAGATGAAGAAGAAGACTTCTAAATACAGATCAGGGCTGGAAGAGAAGGTAGCTAACCTTCTCGAAGGTCTTGGTGTAACTTATGAATATGAAAGTAAACGAGTTCCTTACACTATACAACATAATTATTGTCCTGATTTCGTGTTACCTAATCATGTTCATCTCGAAACCAAGGGCTATTGGGACGCAGCTGATCGCCGTAAGATCAAGGCCGTCAAGCAAGACAACCCAGACTTAGACTTAAGGATGGTGTTTCAATCACCATTTAATAAAATTTCAAAAAAAAGTAAGACGACTTATGCGATGTGGTGCGAACGGCACGATATCCCATGGACGTCTTTCCATAATATTCCACTCGAATGGTTAATCTAACTGAAAGCGAGTTCGTACGGCACATGCCATGCGAGAATTGTGGTTCATCAGATGGGAATTCTCTCTACTCTGATGGACACACATTCTGTTTTGTCTGTCACAATAGAACAGGCGACAATGATGTTATTCACAGTCAAAGAATGACGACCACTATACACCTAACAGGCTCAGCCGAACGGCTGCAGAAAAGGAATATATCTGAAAAGACTAATCAATTCTATCAAATATATAGAGATGGGAATACATTAAGATTCCCTTATTACGATGAGTCAGGTATATTAAAGGGTGTTAAAATAAAAACAAAGAAAAAAGACTTTCGTTATGAAGGAATTTCCACTGATACCTTATTTGCTCAGCATAGGTTTCCTGCTACTGGTAAACGTATTGTTATTACTGAAGGTGAACTAGATGCTGCCAGCTGCTATGAAGCGATGTCTGGATGGCCCATGGTTTCGCTTCCTCACGGGGCGGCTTCAGCTAAAAAGGATTTACAAAAACAAATCCCATTATTACAGGGCTATCAAGAAATCGTACTCTTATTCGATTCCGATGAGCCAGGTCGTAAGGCGGCGAAGGAAGCGGCTAGCGTCTTACCACCTGGCAAGGTTAAGATCGCTAGAATCGAACCCTATAAGGATGCATCAGAGGCGTTACAGGCTAATGACTCTGAAGCGATACGAAAGGCTATTTGGAATGCTGAAGAGTACAGACCTGATGGGATTATTGAAGGAAAAACGCTTCAATCGTTAGTTACTACACCATTACCACCTGCTGACCATGACTACCCATTCAAAGGGCTACAAGATAAACTGCACGGGATTAGATATCAGGAGCTTACAACGATTACTTCAGGATCTGGGCAAGGAAAATCCACATTCTGTCGTCAACTTGCAGTTAACCTACTCACCAAAGGAGAAAGGGTTGGGTACTTGGCACTTGAAGAGTCAAATAGAAGAACCGCACTTGGATTAATGTCCACAGCTGTAGGTCAATCATTACATATTGGAGATCATGAACGAACCGACCTCGAAGAATATTTTCATAATACCATTGCTAATTGGCATCTCTACTTGTTTGATGGCTTTGGTTCTTTTGACCCAGACATTATTTACAATAGGATCGAATACCTTGCCAGTGGATTGGAGTGTCGTATTATATTCTTAGATCATCTTAGTATATTATTAAGTGGTCTTGATGGAGATGAACGTAGAATGCTGGATCAAACTATGACCAGACTACGATCATTAGTTGAACGCACAGGAATATCATTATTCCTTGTATCACATTTACGGAGAACAGGAAATGATAGGACTTCGCACGAAGAAGGAGGTAAAGTCTCCCTCAGTCAACTCAGAGGATCTGCTGGCATCGCTCAACTTAGCGATCAAGTCATTGCCCTCGAACGAAATCAACAGTCCACAGATGAACGAGATCTTACGACTCTTAGAATTATTAAGAACCGCTATTCTGGTGAAACAGGCTACGCAGGAAAAATAAAATTTGATTTAAACACTTCACGGTTTACTGATTATGAAACTACGGAATCACCAATTTTCAACCCAACCACGGATTTTTGAAGGTGGTGGGTATGAACATCCATGGTATAAGAAGATAAATAATCCTTTAATTAAACCTAACCCACCTAGTAAAGAAGCAGTTGAAAAAGCAAAATTCGTTGACAAAACCTACCACTGGGATGGTGGTGTTCGACCTAGAAACAAACGGTCTTCTAGATGATGCGACACGTATTCACTGCTTATCATTATACTGGGCTAAAGATGAGAGACCTGAAACATTCAACGATGAACCTTATTCAGAAAATCCGAAAGACATTCCGATGGGTAGTCACTCCATTACAACGGGGCTCGGTTGGCTCGAAGTTGCTGATGTTCTGGTTGGTCACAATATTATCGGCTTTGACATACCTATTATTCAAAAGCTTTACCCTTGGTTTAATCCTCGGGGGATTATTGTTGATACTCTTTTGTTATCTAGGCTTTATCATCCTAATTTATTGGATATAGATAAGCAACATGCGTGGAAACACATGCCATTACAACTGTATGGTAAACATTCGTTAGAAGCATACGGTTACAGGTTGAATGAATACAAAGGTAACTTTGGTAAAATGACTGATTGGAAAAATTGGTCTAAAGAAATGCAAGACTATTGCGAACAAGATGTTGTAGTAACCACTAAACTATGCAAACACTTTCACCCTTACCTGAATGGGTCTCGTTAGAGCATCAGGTCGCACAAATACTTACACAACAACAAATTCATGGATGGTACTTTGACGAAAATGCTGCACGGCAACTTGAATCTACTCTCCGAAAAGAGTATGAAGATACTACTAAAGTACTTCGAGACAGGTACCCTTTCGTTGCAGGGACGGAGTTTACTCCTAAACGAGATAACAAACGAACTGGGTATGTCAAAGGCTGTTCCTTCACTAAGTTAAAAGAACTTAATCCTACATCTAGGGACCACATAGCATGGATACTTTCCACACATTACGACTGGCAACCATCCTTACTGACGAATTCAGGGAAGGCGGTTATAGACGAGACCGTATTGAAAGATATTGGGACGGATATAGCTCTACAGTTTCTGACACTACTGGATCTGACCAAAAAGCTTGGGATGATATCAGAAGGCGTGAACGCATGGCAGAAGCTTGTTACGAAATCTAGGATTCACCACCACTGTTCGGTAGCTACTCAAACTTTTAGAGCAGCCCATCGATCTCCAAATTTGGCACAGGTGCCGAGCGATGAAAGATTTAGAAAACTTTTCACTGCCTCGCCTAATCTACTCATGGTTGGGAGTGATCTTGCTGGCATTGAGCTACGGATGCTTGCCCATTATCTTGCAAGATGGGATGGAGGTAGGTACGCAGAAGTGTTATTGCATGGCGACATACACCAAGAAAATGCTAACAAGATTGGCGTTTCCCGAAAACTGGTCAAGACAATTTCCTATGCATTCTTGTATGGAGCTGGAGACCAAAAAATAGGTATATCATATGACAAACAACTATCACCCGAAAAGGCGAAAAAGAAAGGCAAGGAGATCCGTAAAGCTTATGTTGATGCCATCCCAGGTCTTGAAAAACTCTTGGCAGCTGTACACAAAGCTAGTGAGAGAGGCTATGTTCAGGGTATCGATAAAAGAAAGATATTAGTAGACTCTAAACACAAATCACTCAACTATTTAATCCAAGGATCGTCAGCAATTTTGGCGAAACGTTGGATGTTAATCACCAATGAACATATCAAAGAGATGGATCTATGCTGCAGTCAGCTCGCTTTTGTTCATGACGAGTTACAGTTTGAATGTACACAAGAACATGTTGATGACCTCAAATCTCTTCTTGTTCTTTCCGCTGCTGAAGCTGGAGAGTACTACAAATTACGAATCCCAATAGCAGCTGAGTCCAATAGTGGTCTCACTTGGGCAGACACCCACTAATGTATGAAATTATTAATTGATGCGGACTTCATCGTATATAAGTCATGTGCTGCAGTAGAAACTGAAGTTGATTTCGGGGATGATGTAATCCTTGTTACTAGTAACTTTAGTGATGCACTTACTGCAACCAATAGAGAACTTACCAAGATTAAAAATAAGTTTGGTTCTTTCTCTGAAATGATACTGTTTTTTTCTGACAGTATAAATTTTAGAAAAAAAATACTCGAGTCTTATAAAGGACATAGGAATCGTAAGAAACCTTGTGGGTATAAACGTGTTATCAATGCTCTTAGAGAAGAGTATAAGGTTATTATTAAACCTAGCTTAGAGGCTGATGACGCAATGGGGGTTTATAGTACTAAATACCCAGGAAATTGTATTGTATCTCCTGATAAGGATATGAAACAAATCCCAGGTCAACTATATAACTTAGATGAAGTATTCACAGTCAGTAAAGAAGATGGTGCTAAATGGCATCTAATTCAAGCCTTGGCTGGAGATCAAACCGATGGTTATAGTGGAGTCCCTGGAATCGGGGTGAAACGTGCAACATCTTTATTTGAAGAAGATGGGTACAGCTGGAAAACTGTCACTAAAGCCTTTACAGATAAAGGTCTGACCGAATATGATGCTATAACAAACGCTAGACTTGCTCGTATACTTACTGCAGACGACTATGACTTCAAAAACAAACGACCAATCCTCTGGACTCCCACCCCCGATTACAAAGTTAACAACTGAACAGGAATTCAAGTTAAGGCAGCTTGAATTAACTTTACCTAAAGATGAAGTAAGAAAGGAAGATATAATAACTGTCTTCCTTGCCTTACAAAAACAAAACTATGTCTTAATTAATTCACTCACCAACCTAGTTGCAAAATGGCCCAAGGACCATCATACTACCAAAGGGGTTCTACCGATGTTTGGGATTTTATTAGAGAACAAGGACTGAACTTCCATTTAGGGAATGCTATCAAGTATATCTGCAGAGCAGGTTATAAGGATAGCAAGATACATGATTTAGAAAAAGCAATTCACTATTTAGAAAACGAACTCCACCATGAAAAAGACCTTTATTTCAGAGCAAGCCAAGGAATTCCGTACCAAGTACAACCTGAAATCGTCGAAGTCGAAAGACAAACGTTCTTATCAGAAGACTCTGATCGTAGAGGAATTTAAAGAGTTCTTAGAAGCTGAAGGTATGTTGTTTAGACAAAATGCTGCAATAGAATCAGAAGCTTTAAAAGAATTGGCAGATCTAATTTATGTATGCTACCAATACGCTGAAAATATGGGTTGGTTATTAGATGAGGCTTTAGATAGAGTACACTTAAGTAATATGTCAAAATTAGATGAAAAAGGTAAGCCAGTATATAGAGAAGACGGAAAGGTTCTTAAAGGACCAAATTATAAACCACCAACTTTAACAGACTTAGTTTGAAATGACCGCAGAACTTATCTCCCGAACTGGTCGGGTCCAATCATGGTTGGATAACCCAGAATCAAGACTTCCAGTAAGTTGCACTGTATTTGTCGTTGAGGACTCTATGGAGGGTCCAGAGGGCATTGAGGCTAGCTGGAGATTCGCTTCTCATGCACTAAGACATGGGGCAGGGTGTGCAGTACACCTATCAAAATTACGTCCTAGAGGACACGAGAATGGGAAAGGCTTAACAGCTAGCGGACCAGTCTCATTTGCAAAAATCTATTCTACATTAAATGAAACACTTAGAAGAGGTGGCGTCTACAAGAATGGGGCTATTGTGGCTCACATGGATATTGACCATCCCGATGTTATTGAGTTCGTGCAAACTCCTAGATCTGAACTCCCTTGGATCAAAAGGTGCATCGACCTTGATGGAAAACTCTGGAATCAAACAGATGCCAGAACTAAAGATGCCATCCTCCTTGGAATCAAGTCAGGGGACATCTGGCTTAATAAAATAAAATACGATAACAATGGAAAACGCATCTACGGGAATGTGTGTCTTGAGGTTTACTTGCCCTCACGTGGAACATGCTTGTTACAACATGTCAATCTCGCAGCCTGTACAATCGATGACATCGCAACGGGTTTCACTGAAGGTATGTTCGAGTTGTGCGAGCTCCATAGTAGGACAGGTGTTGGAGCAACTGGAGAATACTTGCCAGCTGCTGACGACAGGCAAGTCGGCTTAGGTATGCTTGGTTTAGCTAATCTACTAAGAAAATATAAGGTAACTTATAAAGAATTTGGTGTAGCATTAGCTAAAAGAATAAATGGTGGTATACCTGAAACAGTAGCTGACGCTATTGCACAACAATTAGAAAAAGGTATTGAATTAGCTGCTGAAATAGCACGTGAACACAATATGGTAAGAGCTTTTGCTATAGCTCCAACTGCTTCATGCTCATATAGAAGCAAGGACTTAGATGGTTTTACATCTACTCCTGAAATAGCACCTCCAATCGCTCGCTCTGTAGATAGAGACAGTGGTACATTTGGAGTTGAGCATTTTGATTATGGTGATGTAGAGATCGCCAGCGAGGTCGGTTGGGACGCATATAGAAGCGTTACCGATGGCATCGTGACATTATTAAATAACTCGGGACTTCTTCATGGCTACTCATTTAACTCATGGTCAGATGTAGTAGAATACGACAGAGAATTCGTTGAAGAGTGGTTACTTTCACCTCAAACCTCCCTTTATTATAGCCTTCAAGTTATGGGAGACGTACAAGATAAGACTAATGCATATGCTGCTTTAGGTGAAGATGACGTTGAAGATTACTTGCAGGACATTTTACAAAAAGATGAATTACCCTGCGATTGTCAAGAATGAAAAAAGATCCTTATGTTAAATTACTCAATAGAAAGAGAACTTGGACACCAATCCAAACCACAGCTGGTAAGCTTAAAGATGGGGCCGAAGAAACCATCTTCCGTGCCCTTGCAATACGGCATATGGAGCTACCAGTTGGCGAGTTCGTTACAGAAGCACTTGAAAAGGGTGTTCCCGACTCTGCACGAGTACTTCTAGAATCCAATGTTAAAGATGAAATTAAGCATGATCAAGCCCTGGGTTACATAACAAATGCCTTGGGTGTTGATTCACAGTCAGAATATGAGGCTCTTAAGCTTAGAGATGCTTGGGAGACTCACCCTGATCATACAATATTAAAAGCTTTAGTAGCAGAACGTGCAATTTTCTTTGTTATCCTACCTTTTTTTAGGTTCTGTGGTGATGCTGGTCTTAGGACGACCTCGGCAGATATCTCAAGAGACGAGCAGATACATGTTGCCTGTAATTCTCTCGTATGTGCTGATATGGGTTTACGGTGGAGTAATTCTCTGGACAAACTTAGGAAAGCCACGATTAACTGGATATTCCAGCCTCTAGGTAGAAATACCTACGATAAATATTTAGACAGAAAATTTTGGCTAGATGCTAGTGATCGGTTAATGTATGAAGGTAAAGCACCTGAATTTTCTGAGACACAGCGAGCCAGAATGCCAGCCTTTTTTGAACATGCAAACACAAATCTCCCTCAGTACTCTTAAACTACATAACCAACGGTTAGATCAGTTAATAGATAGACTTGAGGAAAACTTTGGTTGGAAACCTATCCATCCCAAAGAAGATGTACACACTATTATGTACCGAGCTGG